ATGCTTACAAAGGCGCATCACGCGCTGTTGGTTCAGCAGGCACTACACCATTCGCGTCTAACTTCGACACTATTGCGCAAGTGCGTCAAATCTTAGTTGATAATGGTTGCCCAACTGATAATCAAATTTCATTGATTATGAACACAGCAGCAGGCGTAAAATTGCGTAACTTGGCGCAATTGCAACAAGTTAACACAGCAGGCAATGAGGCATTATTGCGTCAAGGCACACTGCTTGATTTGCAAGGCATCATGGTTAAAGAATCTGCTGGTATTACTTCGCACACAAAAGGAAGTGGTACTTCTTACGTTACTTCTGGCTCAACTGCTGTTGGTGTTACTGACATTGCATTGGTAACAGGTAGCGGCACAGTATTAGCGGGTGACGTTGTAACATTTGCGGCAGATACTGCAAACAAATATGTTGTTGGCACTGGTGTTGCGGCTGCTGGTACTATTTCATTAAATGCACCAGGCGCACAAAAAGTCATTGCTACAGCAAACGCTTTAACAGTTGGCGACTCTTACACACCAAGCGTTGCGTTTCATAAATCAGCAGTCGAGTTAGGCATGCGCCCACCTGCTATGCCAAACGGTGGCGATTCTGCTGCTGACGTGATGACAGTACAAGACCCAACAAGCGGTTTAGTATTTGAAATTGCAGTTTATAAAGGTTACATGAAAACTATGCTTGAAGTACGTTGTTTATATGGCGTAAAAGTATGGAAACCAAACCACGTTGCTACGTTGCTAGGTTAATTTTTTCAGGGGGTTCGCGTTCGTTCCTGTTCGCGTTCCCCCGCCTTTATTTATGTTAAGGATTAGGTTATGGCGTTATTTTTAGAAGATGTTAGGCAGGGTGACGATTATAGTGTTGAGTTAATTGTAAAAAATGCTAGTGGTGGCGTTCAAAATATCACTGGTTATAAATTCTGGTTAACGTTTATGTCATCGCTTGATTTAACATACGAACAAGCTGAATTAAAATACATTAAAGAAGCTGGCGATGATGAAAATGACGATGTAGCAAATGGAATATGTTATATTTATATACCAGCATCAACTACTCAAAATATTCCACTTGGCTCATATTATTATGCTTTGCAGCAAAAAGCTGGCGTTACAGGTGGCGTTGGGACTATATTGCCGTCAATTGAATCATACAAAGATAAAATTAAAGTATTAGCTGGCATTAAGAGACCTGCAACATGAGCATAACAATTACATTAGAAAATAATATAATTGAAGTTAATCCAGTAACACGAAATATTGTTCAAGCGTTACCGGCTGGATTAAAAAGTAATGATGGAGATTATTTTAATACTGCAAATTTGTTTTCAGAATTAAATAATTCAACAAAAAAAACACAGGCTCGACAAAATTTAGAGCTGCAATATATTGACTGCGGAGAATTTAACTAATGCCAAGAATACAGATAAAACGTGGATTAAAAGCTAACTTACCAACAAGTTCAATGCTTGCTGGTGAGCAACACTTCTCAACAGATAGAGGAACGCTTCATATTGCAACAGCGGCAACAACATCAATGCCAGTTGTTCCGCCCATTGATGATCTTACTACGTTAGCAAGTGTTGACGGAACATCAGATTTATTATTGATTCATGACGCAAGCGCAACAGGCGTAAAAGAAAAAAAGATTACTTTTGACGCATTTAAAACCGCGTTAAATATTCCAACTGGTTCAGGCGATGAAAAAGTTGCTGTCGTTTCTGGCGGTACTGCCGGTTATATTTTTGGAACAGATGGTACTGATGGTGTAATAAGATTAAACACATCATTATCATGGACAAAAGATTCAGGTAACGGATTTGTTACTATTGCAGTCAATACGGTTGATTGTGGTACGTTCTAATGCCAAAAATTTTAAATAAACGAGGCACACGAACAGAAATAGATTCAGCAGCAACAGCTAATGGATTAAATGCTGGTGAAGTTTATTTAATTACTGATGAAGATAGAATTGCAATTGGAACATCAACAAACACCTATGAATCTTATGCAAAAGAAAGTGAAACAGGTAATGGAACTGGTGGGACAACAATTTTAATAGATATTTCCATTGTTGATGGAGAATTGATTGCTGATTATTTAGCTCAATTATCCCCAGCAATTGTTGATGGCGAATTTATAGTGACTATTTTATGACACAGGTTAATTTAGGCAGAATTGTTGTTGTTCCAAAAGGAAATTGGACGGCTGGAACATATAAAGCATTGGATTTGGTTAGATATAACGGGGCTAGTTACATTGCAAAATCTACAACCACTGCAACACCAACCAATACAACATATTGGGATTTAGTAAATCAAGATGGTGCAACAGGAGCAACTGGAGCTACTGGTTCAACAGGAGCAACAGGCGCACAAGGAGCTACTGGAGCGCAAGGCGAACAAGGAATTCAAGGAATAAAAGGAGACAAAGGAGATACTGGTTCACCCGGTGCTGGCGTTACTCCACAAACTATTGGTTTTACAGCTTCTGGTGGAACAACATCAAAAACATTAACTATTGTAGAAGATGTTAATACAGTAGATTTAGCGCGAAAAGTTGGTGATGATTCTGCCTTAACTCGTCAAATGTTTCAAGATACTGGGTGGAAATATTTTAGTAGCGGCACAACAGCATCTTTAAATTATACTAACGGTTCACAGCAACGTTGGGCACCAACAGCATCAAGCAGTCCTACACTAACAATTACAAACTGGCCTCCATCGGGTAACTTAGGTGAGCTTTTAATTGAAGGAGTTAACCTAGGTGCAGCAGGTACGATTACATGGCCGACTATTAACTGGATTACGTCTACTGGTGTAACAACAACGACATTTTCTTCTAACGGTGTAACTTTGCAAACCTCCGGTACAGACTGGTGTTTACTTTGGACTCGTGATGCGGGCACAACCATTTATGGGAAGTTTGTGCGATGACTATGTTATCTAGATTTGCAACTACTGGTGGTGGCGGAGATCCTTATTGGAGTAGTGTAGGGCTGTTATTGACGGGTGATAGTTTGACAGATTCTTCAAATAATCATTTTACTGTAAGTGGCACTGCAACTATTGCTTCATCTCCTGTAAAATATGGTACAGGAAGTATGAATTTTTTAGGTGGTAAATATTTGTTAACACCATCAAACACCGCAACGTATCCAGGTTCTGGCGACTTTACTCTTGAAGCATGGGTGTACCCAACATCTTATCACCCAAACTATAGTTATATTTTTACAAATGGAAATACAGGAAGTATAGTGTTTTATGTTTTAAATCAATCGTCACTGGTAGTTAGAACTTATAATGGTTCTGATTTACTTTTTTCATCCACAATACCAGCTTTAAATACATGGTCTTTTGTAACTGCACAAAGAAGTGGAACTACATTACAAATTTATGTTAATGGGGCATTGACAGCCACAGGAACAAACTCAACAAATTTTTCCGCAGGAAATGTAATTATTGGTGGTGATTCTACTTCCCCAGTTGCTCCTTGGAATGGTTACATGGATGATTTACGATTTACAAAAGGTGTTGCACGATATACAGGAAGCTATACGCCACCCCCATTCCCGCCAACGTCTGCTATGCCAATAGGATAAAATCATGAAAATAGCCATAATTGAAAATAATCAAATCCTATCTCATGGTGAGCATACAGAGGTGTTTCCTAATGTATCGTTTCCGCCTGAAGGTCTTGATTTAATGTGGGCGCAAGAGCGCAATGCGTATCAAATACAATCTGACAAAGCGCATTCACAAACAGAAAAACTCACTTCAGTTGAGCCATATATTGAAGGTGGTGTAGTGTTTGACGTGATTGTTGAAGCTAAAACACAAGGTGAGTTAGACGCTGAGAAGACACAAAAAGCCAATGAAGTACGCTATAAACGCAACGCTTTGCTCACACAATCAGATTGGACACAATTAGCTGATGCACCTGTTGATAATTTAGCGTGGGCGGTATATAGACAAACATTGCGTGACATTACCTTGCAGGCAGGGTTTCCTTTTGATGTTATTTTTCCGGTGATTCCATGACAATTATTGTTGAAGACGGAACAGGACTGGCAAATGCTGAAAGTTATGTTTCAGTATCTGATGCAAACGCTTATCATACAAAACAAGGCAATGACGCATGGACTGATATTGATACGTCAGTAAAAGAACAATTATTGCGCAAAGCCACAGACTACATGGTGGCGCAATATCGTTTGCAATATGCGGGTTATCGCAGATATTCAACCCAATCGCTTGATTGGCCGCGCTTATACGTTCCATTGATTGATTCATTATCGGCAAATGTTTTTCCGCAATATGTAGATTTTGACATAGTACCAACTACTGTAAAAAATGCGTGTGCTGAATTAGCGTTAAAATCTTACACAGCCATTTTAATGCAGGATTTAACGCAGGGTGTTATCCGTGAAAAAGTAGACGTTATCGAGGTGGAATATGATAAATATTCACCACAGCAAACACGCTATGCTCAAATTGACGCCATGTTATCCGTGTTTTTTAAACAACAGGGTAATGATATGTCGAGATCATTGGTGAGAACATGACAATTGATGCTCGCGCTCGCTCTACAGCAGATAAATTGCTGGATAAGTTTGGCAAATCAATTACATTAACGTCAATTGTTGAGGGAACTTATGACCCAACAACAGGTGAGTTATCGGGCGGAACAACAACATCAACCAATCATACTGCCGTTATTAAAGACTATAACGGAATTGATTTTATTAGCGGTGTTGTTCAAGCGGGTGATAGAAAAGTAATGATTGCGGCATTAGGCGCGCCAACGCCACAACCAGCCGATAAAGTAACCGTCGATAGTGAAGTTTATCAAGTGGTGGCGGTTCGTCATATATGGTCGGGTGAATTACCTGCCCTTTATGAAATGCAGGTGAGAAAATGACAGGTTCAATGTCGCAAATTGTGGCGCGTGTTAATGGTCGCATTGATGACCAAATAAGAATGGCAACGCTTGGCGTATTTATTGGAATTAGAAAAGATACACCAGTTGATACTGGACGGGCTCGCAATAATTGGCAATGCACAATCGGTGCGCCTTTTGTTGGTGAAAATGCAAGCGGTTCGGATGAGAAAATACAAAGAACTATTCCACGCAGAGCTGGAAGTGTTGTGTATTTAACCAATAACGTGCAATACATTCAGCCATTAGAATATGGACACAGCACAAAATCACCCAATGGCATGGTTCGAGTAAACGTTGCACGTTTTGAGGGGTTATTAAATGGCACTAGTTGAGATCCGTACCGCATTAGAAACAAAACTTAATGCGCTAACGCCTACACTTGCAACAGCGTGGGAAAACGTACCTTTTACGCCCGTCGTTGGCACAGCATATCAGCAAGTTAATTTAATGATTGCAGATACGCTTAATCCAACATTAGGCGGCAATCATTATCGCGTAAAAGGATTTATGCAGGTAATGTTATGTTATCCGGCTAACGTAGGCGCAAAAACAGCAGCAACCCGCGTTGATTTACTGGTTAATCATTTTAAACGCGGTACAAGTTTAACAAACGGCAGTGTAACTGTTATTATTGACAAGACACCATCAATTGCACCGGCATTGATTGACGGGGTGCTTTATAAAATTCCGGTATCAATTTATTTTTCAGCAGATATTTATCCAACATAAAGAGGTTACAAAATGACAATTGCACAAGGCATTAGCAAAAAGATTATCTACAAAAAACAATCTGGTTTAGGTTCTCCAGCAACAGGAAGTGGCGGTCAAGATTTACGCAGAACGTCTGCAACATTAAATTTGGCTAAAGAAACTTATCAATCAAATGAAATTCGACCAGATCAACAAGTTGCCGATATGCGTCACGGCACAAAACAAATCAGCGGCACAATTAGCGGTGAATTATCGTCTAAAACCTATCAAGAATTTTTTGCAGCGGTTTTGCGTAAAGATTTTGCTGCTACGTTTACAGCAATAACAGGTTTGTCATTAACGATTGCCACAAGCGGCTCAAATTACACCATCACACGCGGCACAGGTGATTTTTTAACTGGTGGCGTAAAAGTAGGTCAAGTCGTTAACATTACCGCAGGCAGTGTTAATGCCGCAAACTTAAACAACCGTGTTGTGGTGTTATCATTAACAACAACAGCATTAACCGTTAAACCATTAGGCGCAACTGCTTTAGTGGCGGAAGGTCCGATTGCCTCATGCACTTTATCAGACGCTGGCAAATCGTCTTATGTACCATCATCAAGTCACACTAATGATTATTTTAGTGTCGAGGCTTGGTATAGTGATTTAGCGCAATCTGAATTATTTACCGATATTAAACCAACAAACGCTCAGGTTAAAATTCCATCTAACGGCATGGCGACTGTTGATTTTCCTTTGATTGGTTTAAATTTAACCACTAATACAACTCAGCAAATTACATCAACTACAGCAACTACCACAACAGGTATTGATAGTGGTGCAAATGGTGTATTAATTGTTAACGGCACACCTTATGCAACTATTACATCAATTGATTTTGACGTTAATGGTAATGTTGCGGCTGCCGATGGCGTAGTGGGTAGCACACTGCGTCCTGACGTATTTAGCGGAACAGTTGCAGTTACTGGAACAATCACTGCGCATTTTGACAGCGTCACATTGCGTGATTTATTTATCAATGAATCTGAAGCAACTATTGTTGTGGCGTTAGCAGCTACTGCTGCAAAAAACACAGATTTTGTTTCTTTCACATTGCCACGCGTTAAATTTAGCGGTGCAGACATTGATGATGTTCAAACAGGTTTAAAACGTACATTGCCTTTCACTGCAATTAAAAATGAAGTGTCTGGAACAGGTCTTGAAGTAACCACTATTGTTATTCAAGATTCGCAGGCTGCGTAGTGTAAATCCTGTCGGTTATGCTACAATGGAAACCGCTGCAATCTTTTAGGTTGTAGCGGTTTTTTTAATTTAACGACAGGTAAAAACATGAACAAAACAGAATTATTATCCATTGATGATTTAGATTTAACAGCGGCAAGTGACGCGCCTTTTGATTTAGAAGTGTTAAGCATTAAAGGTGTAAAAACTGGCATTACAATTCAAGTATTAGGCACTGAAAGCCAAAAAGTACAAGAATGGACAAATCGTCAAGCAAACAGAATCAGAACCCAAGCAACACAAAAAAGTGTTACTGGCAAAGATAAGGTTAGAACTGCTGAAGAAGATGACGAGTATATTATCGAAAGCGCAGCGGTTCGCATTGTTGGTTGGTCTGGTTTAAAAGATGAATTTACAAAAGACAATGCAACAAAGTTAATGGCTAGAAATGTTCATGTCAGAATGCAGGTATTGACTGCATCGAATGACTTGGGAAACTACAGCAAAGACTGATTCGTGATCTTGTTGATTATGCAGTGCGCGAATTTGAGCTAACAACAAAAGATGCAAACGGGAATAGCTTAAAAGATGAAGCCGAAAGCCTTTTAAGGCAACGCGGCTATATACCACCAGAATATGAATCATTGCCGTTTCCGCATTTAGTGGGGCATATCTGGGGATGGTTTATTGAGCTAACACGCACACGCGGGAGCAGTGGATTTGGTGCTAATGCAATTAGTTACACCGAAATTGATTCATGGGCTAGGCTTACAAGGCGAAAACCAACAGCATTAGAGATTTATGCGTTAACACAACTAGACGCTGCATATTTAGCAGAGCAATCTAAACAGTCACAAAGTAAAGGCAAAAAATAATGGCAACCGAAGAACATAGCATTCGCGTTAGTGTTGATTCTACAGACGTTACTCGTGCAGAGCGTAGTTTACATGGATTAACTAATGCAACAATTAGCACTGAACGAAATTTAAGTTCATTATCGTCAACAGCTAGAGCATCTTCGGCTGCCTTATCCGGTTTATCAGGTGTTCTTGGTGGGCTTAGTGTTGCACAATTTTCAAAAAGCGTTTTTGAAGTAAATAAAGAAATGCAAACGTTAAGAGTTTCACTTGAAACCGTAACGGGAAGTGCTAAAAATGCTGAAATTGCATTTCAGTCAATTCAGAAATTTGCATCAACAACACCTTATTCAGTCAAGGAAATAACTGAAGCATTTATTAAAATGAAAGCGTTAGGGCTTGCGCCAACAGAGGCAGCATTAACGTCATTTGGTAATACTGCAAGCGCAATGGGAAAGCCGTTAAAGCAAATGATTGACGCAGTAGCAGACGCAACAACAGGAGAAATGGATAGATTAAAAGAATTTGGTATTAAAGCAAGCAAACAAGGTGACGATATTAAATTTACGTTTAAAGGCGTTACAACAACTGTAAAAGATAATTCAGCAGATATTGTTAAATATTTAGAAAAAATAGGAAATACTGATTTTGCTGGTGGCATGGAAAGACAAGGAAAAACCATGCAAGGGACGCTTTCAAGTCTTGCTGATTCATGGGACGCTTTTCAAGATCATATTTTAAACGGGGCAGCAGAAAACTCTATTGCTCAATGGGTAGGAAACGCAACTAATTTATTATCAAGGTTTGATGCTTGGATAAATGGTGCATTTACTAAACAAGGAAAATTAATTGAATTACGAACAGCACAAGCGTCGGCACTGGAAAAAATAACAGCAAGTGAAAAAAACGGCTTTGGGGGACGTGTTGCTGATGCTGTAGGTGAAGCAGTTTGGGGTTATAGCATAGAAAATGAAAAGAAAAAACTTGCTGAAATTGGCAAGCAAATGGAAAACATAAAAAAAGAAATTGCTGCCGATGCAATTACGGCAACAAAAATAACCGCAGCCGCGCCAATAGATAAAAAAACAGAAGAAACTACAAAAGCAAAAAAAGGATTGAGTGACGCACAAAAAGAATTAAATCGACAACAAGATGAATATCAACGCCTAATTGAATCCACACCTTATGGCGAATATAACGCAACTATTGATAAATTAACTATAGCGTTAAAAAATGGTGGAATAAACCAATCAACTTATTCAACATTGCTTAATGAGGCTAACACTAGATTATTAGATTCAACTGAATATGTAAAAGAAAATACAAAAGCTATTGAAGACCAAACACAAGCAAAGCAACGCGCATTAGAAGGAACAGCTCGCGGAAAGTTTGAAAAAGGCTATAGTGAATTAATGACGCAAAAACCTTATATGTCCGATACTGAATACTCAGCAGGGCAGGATAAGCTAAACGCTGATTATTTAACTCAGCAGCAGGGTGTTGATTTTAAAACTCCAGCAGAGCAAGGAAAAGAGGCTTTAAAAGCATTTAACGATGAAATGGATAATACATCAAAGGCGTTTGATAAATT